CTAACTTCTGGAGTGTTGATCCCATATAGTCTAATTCGCTTTTTGACAAAAATGTGAAACCCTAAATCAATGATCACATCTATGGTATCCCCGTCAATATACTTAACCACTTCCTTGATGGCATAAGTGTATGCTGGGGACCGATAGCCTTCGTCTTTCCGCATTAGATAGACCCTCCTTTTGAAATTCCTAGTACCCTAGCCTTCCATTCTTGCATGGATTCAAAGCGATCAACCTCTTCGCCCACTGCTCTTTTTTGCATTTCTGCCATTTTAACCATTAATGTCCGCTCTTCTTGGTTTTGAAAGCTTTCTACTAAGGAAAGTATTGATGCATTGTTGTCTTGTTTCGCCGACACCCTCTTAGCTCTATCTCCGGCCAACCTGTTAATTAACGACTCTTGCCTTTTTTCGCATTGATTATATTCCTCGCTTTTTGTCTTCAATAGTTCAGCAAGTCTCACCGTCATGTCTTGTTGTTCGTCGGCCTCCTCAAACATTCTGTTTAATTTTTCGACATGAGCTCCAATGTTTTTTAAGTTAATATAGTCCACACAAACATTAATATATAAATTAACTTCATCTGCGGTTAAGTCAGGCTTATCCCAAGTAGCTCTAATAAATTCAGCTTCAAACAAATTTTGATCATCAGGCTTATTGTAGTTACTAATTATCTGATTGAATCTTGGGGACCTTAAAAACTTATAGAGAGATTTTATCGATTTTTTCTCGATAGCCTTAAGCTCTTCCACTTCCAGATTGGAGGTAGAGTATAGGTTGACAAGGTCAAGGCACTCTTGAGTGGTGTCTGGGGGCGAGTAGGTGGATGCTATCTCTCTACTCGCCTCCCTCCTTTGTCTTTTTAGAGCCTTAAGATATCCATGTACGGCCCGCTGCTCTACTCCTAGATTCTTGATTTCCCTCTCAGTGAATAAAACTTGAGCAATTTGAAAACTAGACATTCCGTCATCCGAGTACTGTACTACAAATTCTTTTTGCTCTTCTGATAAAATTACAGGTTTAGCTTTTTGCTTTTCGGTAGTTCTATATTTTACGTCATTCTCGGCTAAATATGCCCTAACGGCCCTACCCTCCTTTGACCTTCCGTCAATCGTTCCGTCTTTAAACACCGCTCGAGTAAGTTCAATTAAGTCTGGGATTTTGTGGAAATTCTCATCTATAAATTCCCTTTGATTGTTTGACAAATTCATTAGATTAATATATCTTTATTTTGAATAATCCTTAACACCTGCTCTTTTAACTTTTTCTTAATATTCTTAATCTGCTTGTACCCTGCAGTCCTGCCTTTTTCATTGCTTTTGTAACCTAAGAATTCAGCGACCTCATCTTCGCTTTTATTATTAATAAATAACATGTCGTATATTTTATATTGCTTTTCCGATAAGAGAGCTTTTAGTTCCTTATTTAACCTATCCATGGTTCTAAGCAAGTCAAAATTGTCTCCCGCACTATAAAGATCCTCGAATGGCAAGGCATCTATTCTTACTGGTATTTTTACATCATGTGCGAATTTTTTTGTCTTAATCCATTTTTTATACAGTGGGCATTCGTTGTCCTGTATCCCGCTTTTAGTGAAGGAGCAAGCATTCTCTTCCGAGGAGTTTCCGTTAAATGGGCATCCAACACATGGCTTTGCAAAATTTAAATAATAATTACGAAGAATATTCTTGAATTGATTTGTTATAATTTTATTAACCCAAGGTTTTAGCTCTCTTTTTTGATCCCACATCTTCCATTTTTGATATATGTGAATTCTTATAATTTGGGCGACATCGTCATAATCTATCCATGGAACGGAATCCAAAAACCACCTACCCCTTCTTTTTGCTAATTCCTCATTTATTATGTCAATCCTATCCTCAAATTGTATCTTTTTTTTTCTTCCCATTGCAGTCTAGCTTTACCCCTTTTTCCTAGGCCTCCCTCTTTTCTTATTCGTTTTTTTAGCCGGAGAGGGATCGGGGAGCAAAGACCCCAAAGTAAACGATTGATCTTTGTCATATTCAATTTCATATTGAAGACTTTGAATTTCGGGAACTTCATACACATCGGAGCCCTCAGGGTCGAGATCGTCTAAATTAATATCTTTGACTTTAGATTTAGCTTTCGACTCGAGGGTTCCTAGAGGCTGACCGCATTCATTGCAGAACTTAGGCTTTTCTAAGGTGTAGGTCATTTTATAACCACACGAAGAACAATATGTAAATGGCATAATAATATATTATGCTAATTTTATAAAAAATTCTATTTAAACTAAATAACCCGCAACTATTTTAGACTGACTACTAATTAATTTAGTTTGCTTTACGGTAAATTCATTAACAGCTTCTTTAACAAAGTCTACCCCTAATATGCCGATTATTTTCCCGTTTAATGTTTTTATCGGAACATTATAAATACTCTGAACTCCAGACCTTTTTAAGAGAGACAGAAAAGAGGAGTCGGGAACATCATCTATCTCTGAATATTTAAATTCTTTGTTGTTAATTAATTCGGTTATGTAATCATGATAATTAGACACTCTGTGTTCTTGCGAGTGATCGCACTCCCTGCTGATCCCCTCTTCTGCAGTCTCGTGGGTACAACTAAATTTTTGTTGACCCCTTCCGGAGTAATAGTGACCACCATTATGAAACTCTAGTACATATGCCCGGTCTGCCCCCATTTCCTTCATTGTGTAAGTTAGGGCGGCGTACACGTTTGCACTATGTGCGGTATCCTCAGACACGGGGCAGGAGGCCTTCCGGTCCATACACCTTTTCCCTATTAAAACACTCGCAATGGTTGCTAATGCAGTAATGATGGAGGCTATTATGGTTGTAATTTCCATTAATCTTTGTTTCTGATAAATTTAGTTAAATATACCATTGCCCCAATAAGTACAATTAAAATAACAAACCATATGACAGGAGTCTTTGTGTCGATCTCTGGCGATTGGGGAACTTGAGCGAATTCGTCTTTTGTGATGTTTCCATCTTGGTTTAAGTCAATTTCCTCAAACTCCACGGAGTGGATCGGTGGCGGCGAATTTGGGGCAGGAGTGAGCCTCGGGACCTTATTCATCATGCACCCAGTTAATAGTATCGGTATAATTAATAGTAATTTCATATTCATCTTTTTTTTGAAGGTATGGCATAAAATCCCACGACCATAAAGCATAAGTCAATAAAAGAGCTCAACATTAAGCCCCCAGTCAATCTAGTTTGAACCCAGTCTGTTCCACCAAACAACCAAGTCCATATACCCCATTTAGCGTTATCTCCCTTAGGAACGATGACGTCGTAAGATATATGAGGGTTCATTGCATAGAAAATCATTAAAAAGCACATAGTAAATGTTATAGATAAAAATAAAATTCTTCTAGTTATTTTCACAAACGGATCGCTTGCTTGGGTATTTTGATTATTTAATAGAGCCTTAAGCATCTCATTATCCCTTGAGGCAATCATCATTTGGTCTTGACGTTTTTGATCAAGCCAAGAGTTAATTAAATTGGCTCCAAGCTTAATACCGGCCCCAATTACGGTATTCATTACACTTCCTAACATGCAGTGTGTTACACTAAATTATTCAGAAAGCTTTCTAATGATGTAAGATAATAGGCGACTTCTCTTGATGTCTTTTAGCCCGAAGGAGAAGCATTGAATTCCCTTTTCCTTACTTTCTTGGTCGTTAAATAATGCAAACATATCTTTAAATCCGCTTTTCCCGTTGATGTCGCTCTGCATATAGTCTCCACAAATAAATAATTGACTATCTTCGCCCAGTCGAGTAATGAGAGTTGTCAGCTCTTTAAATGTAAAGTTTTGGGCCTCGTCAGCTATAACTATTTTGTTTGTCCAGTTGGCTCCCCTTAAGAAGTTTATTGGAATAGCTTGCACTCTTTGTTTTTTTATTAAATCAGCAACCACTCCCGTGGTAGCCGGAAGAAGTTCTCTAAGCTTGTCTTCTAACGGAGCTATATATGGATTGAATTTCTCGCCGATATCTCCGGGTAAAGCCCCTAACCCTTTATCTGCACTTTCGATAACAGTTCTAACATAAAGCAGATCAAGGTCGTCATTATTCTTCAACTGCTTTAATGCGGCATATACGGCTATATAGGTTTTTGTTGATCCCGCCGGCCCCGATATGAATATAATTTTATTATCATCTATAGATAACCTAATCAGATCCTTCTGCCTCTCGGTCAGACTTTTAGTCCTTAAAGTTATTTTTGGAGGCCCTAACTGCTCCATGTTCATTTTAAGCTTCCTTTTCCTAGGCATTCGATATTATATACACTATATTACAACTATTAAGTTAAAATTCAAACACGAAATTTCCTTAAATTCGTGTTGTCCATATTTAAATTTAATTTTCTTTATATTCAATTCTACTCAAAAAGCTATAAACAGCTTCATGTTTCCTCTTCTGACTTCCATGAAACCATACCCATACGTATGAATTTTTAATGTTATGTATTTTTTCAGAAATCTGTAAAATATTAGACTCAAGAATATCCAGCTGATCGCGTGATATTTCTGTAAGGCTCAAATTTAATTTCTTTCCAACATCAAGTAATTTTTGTAGATTATTTTCTTTTTTTGCTTTTGTAGCTTC